TCACTCGCGTCACACAAGATTACGCGAACCACTTTGCACAAGCTATTCAACACCTAGCCAATGATCTTGAAAAAGGCGCAAAGCCATGAAAAAATGTGTCCGGAACTGCGGCAAAGATGCCATAGTAAAAGACAAACATCTGGGTGAAATCTGTGCAGATTGCTGGATCGAAAAGTGGAAGATCACGAAAGCAAGTGACCAACAACCAAAGAAGGGTAACCGATCACCACATCGTCTACGCCGATAGGCTACATGGCTCGGTCCAAAGACCACGGTCCACGGCACTGGACATCATGAAAAGGAATGACGTTTGGCTACGGAAGGCCATCGTCCGTGGTTAACTTATATATATTTTATCTCAACGAAGTCTACTTACATTCATCTTATCCAACGATGGAAGAATGCAAGTGGATGGCCGACTTTGTTTTTGAACGGGTCCTGATTAAAAAAGGAATGGTCCTCAAATGCCTTTACGTAGATTAACCCATAGCTTGACAAACAAGATCGTCTATCTCTTGATAGTTGACTTCTGTTTCCAGAAACTCGTTCACAAGATCAACAGCTTCCTGCAACTTGTCAATCGCCTCTTGAGCCATCTCGCCCTTCTCGCTGTTTTGTATTGACTCCGGCATGTTGTCAAAATAATCCTGCTCATCGTTTAACGAATCTTCGATGACACTTAACTCTCGCGCCACACGCTCTTTTAAAACATCAAATAGCTCGATGGAATTTTCTAAATTCATCAGACCTTCACTCAAGGCCGATCTCCTTTCTTTATTCATCTTTCTCTCCTTTGCTGTAATGTTCCATGTGGAACATTATTACATGGGTATAAGACATTGTCAACTGTACATTTATACAGTATGCGATTGATAACATATTGTTATATATTGATAACACCTTGTATTTGACTTAACTTTTGGTGTATGGGATAATGTCAATAGTGGGTGAAATTCCCGTTTGCTCTTTAACAATATGTAAAATTACTTTCAACTAACTCATGGACTTGAGGGGGTAACCTCTCATGCTTATTTTATGAAAATTAAAAAAGTAAACAGACCAAAAAACCACAACAGATACTGTGGTCCCGCAGTGATCTCATCCTTGACCGGTTGCGATACGAACATGGCGGCAAAAGCCATTCGTAAAATTTCCGGTCAAAGAGCCGTAAGGGGATCAAGCGACCGCAGCCTTACAACTGCACTGAGAAAGTTCTGGGGTATCGATAACGGACGTATTGAACAGATCAACTCAAAACTAACCTTGGCGGGGTGGTTGAAACAGTCGAAAGATCGAAGAAATCCAGGCCGTGTCTTCCTAGTTTGCGCCGGTAACCATTGGCAACTGATCTCAGGAAGAAAGTACGTCTGCGGAATCTCGCAAAATGTTGTTAGCGTCCGAGACAAGATAGTCAAAAGACGAGCGAGAGTCAGAGTGGTATACGAGCTAACTACTCGCGGATCACAGGTAAAACTAACTACTCAGGGTAAACAAGAGTTGATAGAACAACCTAAACTAGAATGCGCTGTAGACCGCAGGGAAAAAAACATGTGGGCCAAGGCCAGACGACTATCAAAGAAATGGGATATTCCCTACCAAGATGAAAGCTACTGGGACTGGGGGGATTATGTCAAAAAATGGTACATCGCTTGTCCGGAATGGATCACGGGCGACGACCCAATCGAAGAAGGTCACTACCCGCGATATGCAGACGACGCTGTTGAAATCCTAGAGGTGTACGCAAAGCATCATCCACAGCACCCAGACCACGGCCAACGGAGCTACGGTCACATCATAGAGTGTTAACCCAACAGCCCCCGAAAGGGGGCTTTTTTGGGTACAAAGTTACGCCGTTACGTTATATAGAGCCAAAAATAAAAAAAAATATTTTTGTAAAATTAGCCCGTAACCGGTGTAACTGGTGTAACCGCTATATATGTATCTGTTTTATAAAAGTTTTTTTGTTACATATTTGGTTACATATATTTGTAATATGTCTCTAAAATGTGTAACTTCTTAACGTATTACATTAAGTGTTAAAAAGTTGGTTAAAAAATGATCAGTAGGGTTTTTGCAAAACTGCGTTAATGCGCCCAAACTTCCGAAAAATATTTTTATAGAATTTGATTCTATATATATCTTGTGTAGAATACTCCAAACTCACTCTTCTTAACTATTCTTATGCCAAGAAAACGCCAGCCCAAAAAATCTGATCCTGTACCAGCCCAACGCGGGCGACCGAAATCCCACAAGCTATCCCCCCTGACGCGAAGACAAGAATTGTTTGTCAAAGAACTTGTTAGCAATGATGGGCAGATAACTTTGAGAGAAGCCGCTATCAATGCGGGCTATCCCGCAGGGTCTGCTCACTCTAGAGCTTATGAACTCACAAATCCTCATATCAGTCCTCATGTTTGTGCGGCTATCAAAAGCTATCGTGACGAACTCGACCAGAAGTTTGGTATCACTTATCAGAGACACTTGAGAGATATGCAACTCATAAGAGATCAGGCGCTTGCTAACGGTGCGTACAGTGCGGCGGTTCAAGCAGAATACCGGCGAGGTCAGGCGAAAGGTGATATCTATATTAACAAATCGGAGATTCGGCACGGGTCTATTGATAGCATGAACAAAGAAGAAGTTGAGAAAGCATTGGAAGATTTGAAGCAACAGTATTCCCCAGTTACCATTAACATCACCCCAGAGAAAGAAAGTGGCGAAACGCGAGAGCGACTTCTGGAAGCAGATTCAGCGATGGACGAAGACTTCGACGACGAAGCTGCTGTTCACTAGAATCGAAAGTGTTGCAACCCCAGGAATTCCAGACGTTTTAATCTGTGATGAGAACGGCCAATTTCATTTCATAGAACTTAAAGTCATCACAGGATTTAAAGCTGGTTTACGACCACATCAAATAGCTTGGCTAACTCGACACTCGCACACCAGTTCTTGGGTTTTGATTCGCAAACAACGCACAAGTCATCCCGCCGAAATCTATTTGTATCATGCCAAAGATGCTATCGAGTTAGCGGGCGAAGGCGTTAGATTACCCCCCTCTATATATCAACTTCATCCTTTTGATTTTGACACCATATTCAAAACAATTATAAACTGGTCTTGATTAAATCGCATAATATCGTATACTCTTCATTCAACTTAATTGAAATTAAAGGAGTGCGTATGTTTTTTTTACTAGATAAAGCGGCAAGAAAATTGTATGGCGATAAAGCTGTGGATGATGCAAACAAAAAACCCCGTAAGAAGCCCCCCGCGAAGAAAAGAAGAAAATAACTTTGAAAAAAGTTGTTGCAATTAGTTTTAAAGTATGGGATAATGTCAACTCAACTAATACAGATCGGGAGATCGATATGGAAAAACTACAACCGACAGGCGTTTACAAGAAATTAACGTTTACTATGCTTGACAAGGGCAACCCAGATTGCTGGAAAGCTCTCAAGCAGTTTGCACAATTGTTTGGAGTGGACTGGGAAACGATGGCCAGAGGCGGAGAGAATGCAGTTGCCGTGCCGCTCATGTTCAATGATGGGACCGAGACTGAGATTCGGTTTTATAAAGCTAACACTCGTGGCGATTGCCGCTACAGTATCCCAGCACCGGTGCTGAAAGCGCAAGCCGAAGTGGGCGATACAATTGCGTTCACTTTCGTCATGAAAAATGGTCAAGCGATGTTGTGCGTAAACGTTACCAAGCAACCTGAGTTTGAATATATATGTGAGGTGGCGTGATGGATATTAAACAATTTGAAAAGGAGTGTTTTGAGATTGCTTTTGGTGACGGTGCGTTTGAGAACCCGTTGCCTTACACCCGTGAGGAAGTGATAGAAAGACTGCAACAGTTTTCTAATGACGCTTTGCACTGGGAGTATTCAGAACTTAGCACTTAATTTTACAAAAAGTTATTGACATCTATAAGCTGGTATGTGATTATTCCCATACCAGCTTTTTTTGTGCTGGTACAAACTAACTAACAGATAAGGAGATAGACTTATGTCTACGTATCAAACATCAGCCGTTTCGCACGGTATCAGTAAGGAAGGCCAACAGCTGGCCAGCAACTACGCTAATCGTCCAGCAGACGAACGCTTCGATTCACTTGAGGAATTGGCCGCGTTTTGTAATGCGGACTCCGAAAATATGACTAGTAGGGTGATCGACACTCATAACCTTACGATTGTCGGAGAGTTTGACGAGGAAAATATTCGCCAAGGTGATTTGCGTGTGGAATATCAATGTCCCAAAACTGGGCAGTTAATTTCTAGCGAACCAACGAACTGGAGCGCGGGTCAGCTTTCTACCCTAGCCGGTGCGCCCGCTGGTTATATTAAAGACCTTCCGGCCCCACTAGCCGCAGACTGTCTAACGTGGGGACTGAGGCACAACCGAGGCCGTGAGATTATCAAGACATATGACCACCGAAACGGCGGGGATTTACGAGCGGCAACCGGTCCGGACTATGGACGGATTCTTAACAAAGAAATGCTCCGGCCTATTTTGAAGGTTGCCGAACAAGGCGACTGGAAAATTGCGGGATCCATGACCGACTTTTCCGGAACGTATGACCCGTGGGCGATAACCGGATCGACGCTGTTTGCGAGCGATAGGGACATGTTTGGATTTTTGTGTGATGACTTGAATCCCATCGAAATCGGTAAGCTACCGAATGGCGAACCGGATTTAGTTTTTCGCGGGTTTTACTGGTGGAATTCGGAGGTGGGTAGTAAGACCGCCGGACTAGCTTGCATGTATCTCCGAGGCGTTTGCATGAATCGCAATTTGT